TTATCTAATATTAAAAAAAGGAATCTTACGTACTAACCACATAACAATTTTATAAATTAAATCAAAATTTAAAATTATAATTAAAACGGGAATTACTATTTTTAAAGTAGTTGGTCTAATAAAAAAACCTAACAAACTCAAATTATCAAAAATTAAATCTAAAAAACTATTTATTGAATTTGTAATATCAGTTGGCATTTTGGGAATATTAATCCAACCGAAGGCAAATTGTATTATTTTATATAAACCTTCACTTATATTATCAAAAAAACCACTAAACCAATCTATACCTTCTCTACCACCCATTACTTAAACACCTCCGATATCTTTTTCGAAGCTAAATTTAAAAGGCCAAAAATAATTACAACGTCTATTATAATTAAATAAATATTATGAACTGTCTTAAAAGTATCATTTTTTAAATAATCATTAAAATTAAAAGTAGATGCAGAAATTAACTTATAATTAGTTGTAGGCTCATAAATATCTGGAATATTAAATTTTGGTTCGCCATAATTTATTGAAGATACTCTCTTAAGAGTTTTAATAGTTAAATCAAACGGATACACTAAAAAACCAAAACGATCTTTAAAAAAATTAAGATATTTCCAAAGCATACTACCATCTACATTTAAAATTTCATCAAAATCAATTTTAATCGAAGAATATGTCCATTCATCCAAAAAAACATTATAAAAAGCTACAAAATAAGTACCATCAGCATCAAAACTACTATTATCAACTTCAAAATAAAATTGATAAACATCATCTCCAGTAAGAGGATCAACAAGAGTTCTTGCCTCAACTTTATTCCAACTATAAATATCTTTTAAATCATCTTCAGTAACATCTTTTTTATAAAAACATTTCAAATCAATTACTTCATAAATAAAAAATTTTTGAGTAGTTATATAAATTTTAGAATCATTAATATATTCATACCCTAAAAAAGGTGTAGGCCTAAAAACACCATCAATATAATTATCAACAGTATCTTGAGTATATATAATATTATCAATTTTTATACTTTCATAATCTAAAAGCTCATCTTTATCTAAATCATAAAGCCTAAAATAATAAGTACCATTTTTATAAACATCAAGCTGATAAGTATAAACCTCAGATCCAATATCTCCAGTTATAATACGAGGCATAGGCTCCCATTTTTTATTATCAACACTATACTGAATAAAATACCTTCTAGATTCATTATAATTAAATTTTAAAGAATTAGTTATCAAAACAGGTACAATCGTAGTATCTTCAATTGGACTAACATTTAAAATCAATTCAATTTTATTAAAAGAAATATTAATAATTATATCACCATTCTCATTTTTTATATCAAAAGACGAATATATATATTTCTTAGCATTTTCAAGAGAAGCAAAATTCCAGCTATAGCTATCATCATATTCGATTAAATCCCAATATAATATTTCACCAGAATCAAAATAATACCTTGCATAATAATGAGAACCAGCACAAACCAAATAATTATTAACAAAACGTGGCTCAATTTTAAAACAAACAATATTTAAAAAATCAGGATAACTCTCTTTATTACACTCAAAAATAATATACTTATATTCTTCAGATATTTTAGTTGGATCTAAATTAATATCATAACTTGTACCATCGTTTAAATTAAGAATTTTTCCATAAACTTTATAATTTAATATTAATAAAAATAATATTACAAAAAACAAACATAATAAAATCTTTTTTTTCATAAAAACACCTATTTAACCTTTGTAAGATTTCCAGCAAAAAAATAAATTAAAGAAACTCCCAATAGAAAAACAATAACTGCAATTCCTTTATCTATATTACTAAGCTTCTCTAATATTAGCACTTGATTATTATTTATCTCATTTAAAACAATAGTATAATCCATAATAATTCCCCCTATTTATTAGATTTTGGAAAAGCTAAATTTAGAAACATTTGAGTAAGCCTCTCAGTTAAAACAAAAACTATTCCCATTGGCAAAGCAGCTTTTAAAACATCTGCTGCAAGTGGTATAACTGTACTAAAATCCATTACTATTTCCCCTTTCATATAAATTTTGTCTTGAAACTCCATTCCATTCTTTACGATACCTTTTCATTTTCGCATAAGTATCATAACAATTATATAAATCTGGAGAATGAAACCATAAACATACTTTACTTGTGTCAAATTTAAGTTCTCCATCAACTTCGTGAGAACTCTCACCATCAACCAATCGATTAAATTGAATACAATTAAGCCATTTTTTACAAATAACCACATTCTTAATTTGTTCTCTTAGAGGTTTAGCCATCCTGGTATAAACTTGAGAAGTACCTACAATATGCTTCCTCTGCTTTCTTTGTTGAGAAATTTCAACCATAACCTCAATAGGGATATTTTTACTTTCTAAAGAATTAAATTCTAAATGTATTTCATCTATAAAATAAATAACCCCGAATTCTCCATTTTCATATTTAGTCAAACTCTCTATACCATCATAAGGCACAACAGCTGTGTGGGCTGGGAGATTATTAATCTTACAGTTAGTACAAAGAATTGCCCTAGGATACTCTATACAAAGTTTTCTAACATATTGAACTGCAGACAAAGTTTTTCCAGAACCCTGAGGACCACAAAAAACTAAAAGTCCATCTGGATCAAAATAATCTGGATGTTCTCTTGCAAATTTTATATTATGTTTAATAGTTTTAAATATATTTTTAGGATTTAAACTACCTTCTAACATCGACAAATTTAAACTCATTTGTTAAAACACCCCCTTTAATAATAAAATAATTATTAAGAAAATTAGTATAGTTTTTAGAACAGCACCTGACATAATATTCAAAACATTTATAATTTTTTTTATCTTGTAAATCAACTTTCTCATAATTCTTTTTATTATAGCTAATATATTCCACATACAATTCCCCTTTCTAAGTATTTTTACGCCACATCATATTTTTCAACAAATTATTTTTAATTCTTAACCTATAAACATGATTAAAATATTTTTTATATTTTTTAATTTCTTCATCAGATAAACTATCAACAAAAATACGATTACAAATCAGATAATCAAAAACATCTTTTTTATCTAAATCTTTCAAATAACTATTTTCCATAATAATTCCTTTCATCTTTTTAAAACCCCAAAACAT